GAATACGCGGAGTGCTTCCCTGAAATGTGGGAGAAGATGATCCACCGCGTGCCCGGCGCGGCCACCGCCGCCCGCTACGGGAACACCGAACTCTACCTGAACAAAGACCGGCCCAAGGGCACCAACTGGCGTCAGCACGTGCAGAACGTCCTTGAGACCTACACCGGGGTGAACCGGGGCAAGGTGCAGGAAAACATCAACACAGTGATTAAGCGCCACAAGCGCCTGACCGACAACGCTATCCCACAAGACGAGGCCCACCCGGTGTCCGGGGTGTCGTGGAAGTTCCTTGCACAGATGGCCGTGCGGGGCGACTTCAAGGGCCGGGTTCTGCAAAACATGGCCAAGAACGCCCAAAAGACACAGATCAAGCTGGGCCTGACCTTGGCCGAAGCGACTGAAAAGTATGGGAAGAAGAAATGACCGATAACCTACCCGGCAAGAAGCAAGGTGTCGAAGCCCAACCGCTGAACGAAATCACATGGATGGATCGGCGCAAGCTGAAACCCAACGGCTACAACCCGAACAAGGTCGCCGCCCCTGAAATGGAACTGCTCAAGCTGTCCATCATGGAGGACGGTTGGACCCAGCCCATCGTGATCAACGCGGACATGGAAATCGTGGACGGGTTCCACCGCTGGACCTGCTCCGACGACCCCCGCGTGCACGCCATGACGGACGGGCGGGTGCCGGTGGTAAGGGTCCAGCCCCATGACGGCGAACACCAGATGATGTCCACCATCCGGCACAACCGGGCGCGCGGGACGCACCGCGTGCTGAACATGGCGGAGATTATCCAGCAACTCGTGGATGAAGGGCGAAGCACTGAGGAAATCATGCAACGCCTTGGTATGGAGAAGGAAGAAGTGGTCAGGCTTGCACTGCGCGTGGGCATCCCGCAAAGCCGCCTGATCGAGAACTCGGAGTTCGACAAGGCATGGGTGCCCGAATAACAAAGGCAAAGCGCTTACGTCTCTGGTGGAAGCGCACGTGGCTGGGGTGGATACTGCGAAACTGCCTCGCCTACCCTGTCCTGCGAGCCACGCGCCGGATGGACCCCAACGACCCAGCAACCCATCACTACTTTTATTGAGGATAGGACCATGAACGAACAAAGCCCCATTGCAATGGTAGAGCCGCTTGCCCACGGGCTTATGGCCGACTTCCAAGACACCACCCACCCTTCCACCGTATATGGCATGACCAAGGGGACGCTGCTGATCGACAAGAGCCATATCGGTGACCACGACAGCGCCTATGGCGTCTGCTACGATGGCAAGCTGGAAGTGAACACGGGTGAACGCAAGTTCACAGTCGGACCCGGAGAGTATTTCTCCATCCCGTTCGTCAAGAGCTGTCTGATCGAAGGTGTATCCACCAACGGCAAGGGCGAGGCCAAGGGCCTGATAGTGGTGCGTCTGGGCTACAAATGTCTGTTCAATGTGGGCGGACCCACGGAGCCTTTCGGGCGTCTGAAATACATTGATGGGTGCAGCGACACGCTGTTGATCGGACCCCCGCTCAAAGGCGACCCATGCCTGAACTACCTGCGCTTCCCCAAGGGCATCAATCAGACGGCACACACCCACCCCACGATCCGGGCCGGGGTGATCTTGGCGGGCAAGGGTATCTGCAAGACGGCGCACGGGGATAAAGACCTTGTGCCGGGTAGCGCGTTCATCCTATACCCGGACGCTATCCACGCATTCAGCACCGAGGGGACCGAGGGCATGTCCTTGTCCGTGTTCCACCCGGATACAGACACAGGACCTTCACATGAGGACCACCCAATGCTGAACCGCACAATAGTGGACGGGGTTTCGGCGGCGCAACTGGACGACATCCGCACCAAAGACCTTGAAACCTGAATACTGAAACTCAGGGGGCCGCGTGCCCCCCAAACCCGTGAGGCTAAGATGGCTGTCACAATCAATGGAGGGCAGAAGCCCCCCAACCGTAGCACCAAGAACCCGCACCATACGGAAATGAACCCCGCCAAGTTCGAGGTTTATGGCCGCTTGAACTTGGGCACGGGCGACATCGCACAGCTTGAGGGCTGCACCCGCGCGGCGGTCGGGCAGTATATGCGGCAACCCCACCTTCGCACGGCCTATGACAAGGGGCGCTCAGAGTGCCTTGTCGCAATCCGACAGAAGCAAGTGGCCATGGCGCTGGCGGGCGACACCAAGATGCTGATCTATGCGGGATACCACTTCGCCAAGCAACGCGAGAACGACCCCTCTGGCATCGTGGACACCTACGAGCCGGGCCAACACTCCTTCGACGGCAAGTTCCGAAGCCGCCTTGAGCAACTGAAAGACACCTTCGCTGGCGATGCGGAGGACGCGGAAGAAGCGTGAGTGCGGAGTTGGATCAACACCTTGCCGAACTAGAGGACATACTGCTCGAAAAGTATGAGAAGCCCGAGGTCATAGAGGCAGGCCAAGACGTGGCGGACCCCCGCCGCCGGGGGCAGTTCTACATCGCGGTGATTGAGGACTTGGAGGCGCGGCAAGCCGCCATGCAGAAATACCGGGAACCCCCGGTCAGCCCCGAAGTTTTCTTCACGGACCCCTACTTCATGGGCGACACCGTGAAGCTGTGGCCCAAGCTGAAAATCGAAATCATCAAGGCTTGCTCCGGCAACTATGTGGAAGCGGTGCTGACCGGGGCCATCGGCACGGGCAAGACTACCGCCGCCCTCTGCATCATGGCCTATTATCTCTACCTAGTGATGAACTTGCGTTCACCGCACGACGAGTTCGATTTGGACCAGAACTCAGAGATTGCATTCGTGATGCAGTCGGTTACCGGCGGCACGGCCTACACCGTGGATTATATGCGCTTTCGGAGGATGCTTGAGAACTCGCCATGGTTCCAGATCAACGCCCCGCACGACGCCGAGAAGAAGGCCACCATCCAGTTCAAGAACAGCACCGTGTTCGTGCAACCCCTGCCCGGCACCGAGACCGCCGCCATTGGTGAGAACGTGTTCGGGGGCCTGATTGACGAGGTGAACCACATGAAGGTGGTCCAGCAATCGGCCAAGCGTCAGAGGGGTGAGGCCCACGACCAGATGCTGGAAAACTACCGGGCCATCAGCCGCCGCCGGGAGAGCCGCTTCCAGCGTATCGGCAAGGTGCCGGGGATGCTGTGCCTCGTCGGCTCTGCCAACTATGCCGGGCAGTTCACCGACCGCAAGACCAAGGAACGCGACCGCCAGCTTGAGCGCGACGGGGACACCACGATCTATGTCTACGACAAGCGCCCGTGGGAGGTTCAGCCTGACGACCGCTTTTCCCCTGAACGCTTCCGGGTGTTCCTTGGCGACGGCACCCGCCGCCCTCGCGTCATGCCTGACCACGAGAAGGTCCACCCCGGAGACGCCCCGTTCATCATGGAAGTGCCGGTGGACTATCGGAACGCCTTTGACAGCGACCTGCCCGGCGCGGTGAAGGACATCGCTGGCGTGGCCCTGCACGGGTTCTCGAACTTCATCCCCAACTTCGCCGCCATCAAGGCCGCGTTCGGCAAGCGTCAGAACATTTTCAATCCAGACTGGTGCGACTTCGCCACCCAAGGGGCGCGCATCATCAAGCACGGCATCACGGACCCGGACGTGGACCGCTACCTGCACGTGGACCTCGCCCTGTCCATGGACAACGCGGCGGTCACCATGGCGCACTGCCCCGGCTTCAAGGTCATAGACCGGGGCGGCGGGATGAAGGACACCCTGCCCCGCATCCGCGTGGACGGGATGCTCAGTATCCGGCCCACCGGAGGAAGCCAAATCCCGATCCACAAGATCAAGAAGCTGGTGTTCGTCCTGCGAGACATGGGCTACAAAATCAAATGGGTGTCCTTGGACGGCTTTCAATCCGCCGACTTCATTCAGACCATGCGCCGGAGCCAGATCACGTCTGGCATCCTGTCACTGGACCGCACGCCTGAACCCTACATGCTCACCAAGCAACTGATCCTTGACGGGCTGGTGGAGGGGCCGGATAGCGAACTGGCGTGCACCGAATTGAAAGACCTCGTTTGGATTTCACAGAAGCAAAAGGTGGATCACCCGACCGAGAGTTCCAAGGACTTGGCCGACACAATAGCGGGGTGCTGCTACGGGCTGGCGACCAAGCGCGCGGTCTGGGTCAAGTGGGGGGTGGACCCTCGGCAATCCAGCTTGATGCTGAAACAGGGGAAAGACGAATGACACGGAAACTGGCGGTGGTCACCACCTTCTCAGCGGCGGGCTTCGATCAATACGCACACCGCATGATCGACACATGGCTCAAGCACTGGCCTTCGGACGTGACGCTGTTCGTCTACCCTGACCAGCCGGTGCCCCTACCCGAACGCCCCAACCTCCGCGTCATGGCAGGGGCGCAACCCCAGAAGGCCAAGTTCATCAAGCGATGGAAGGACAAGCCGGAGTGCACGGGCACGCCGGGGGGCAAGCCCTATGACTACCGCTTCGATGCCATCAAGTT